TGTGTTTTTTTTAAATCACAAGTTACAAAAATATATAAAGTTACTATTGTCAATGTTAATAGCGATGTACTAATAATAAAATTTGCTACAGCAAATTTTATTGATGTTAATATAGTCTCATGACTAGACACATCTTGTGTCTCTGTTGGTTCTTGCATTAAAGATTTTCTACATACAATACAAGTATTATTTTTTGTTAACCATTGACTGTAACATTTACTATGAACATAGTAAACTCCGCAATGAGTTATTGTCTTTAAATTATTAGACTCTTCTAAGCATATTAAACAACTTTGCATCCTTAATATATAAACATATTTATATTTATATAAATATTAAAAATCAATTTTTATATTATCATATATTAGTTAAATATGTTTGTTTTATTATTACTTATTCAAACATTATTTTCGTATATTGTACCAACATACAATCCAAAAACGCAAGTTCATTTACATTTAGAAAAATTTAACAATGAATTGAATTTGTATCATATTGGAATTAGTTTTAAAAACGAAGACACTATTATAAGATATGATTACAGACCTTTTTGCGAACCAAGTATATGTGAATTTAAGACAATTAATAGTATTAGTGTTTCTAGTATTGGTGTTTCTAGTACTAGCGTTATAAATAAAGAAGTTAGATTTATTGACAAACTATATAGATTTTATATACCAGAAAATGTCCCTAATAAAACTATTTATTGGGGTGAAACTAGCAAAACATTGACAGAAGTTGTTGAATTTGAAAAAACTCTACAAAAAAAATATATACTGGGTATTAATGATTGTCGCCATTATGTTAATCGTTTTTCCAGATGGGCACTAAATAAACGCACTCCTATTTGGAAATTAGATAAATTATGGAATCAATCATATACGTATTTTTAAGTAGTTATTATTTTTCAAAATAAGTATCCAATGTTCTTTGAATTAATCGCTTGGGCGGAGGTTCGCCATTTATATATGCGTTCATACGATTATTAAAAGTTTTGAAACTTAAAATAATACTAATAAACACAAATGCTATAAATAAGACATTATAAATATCCTTTTTAACAAACCCCATATATAGTATAAAATTATAATTATTTTATATAATTATAATTATATATAGTAATCTACTTTTTACTTATTCCTAAAAAACTTCTTCCAATTTTGCTTGTAACAAACATTCCAAGTCCAGAAGCTATTTGAAAATAAAATATATCAGTTTTCTTGGTACAGCAAAGTAAATAACCAGATAAAATAACAAAGACTAAGAAAAACATCCAAAACAAGCGAGTATAAAAATCCATATTTTATATAGTATAATATAAACTAATATAAAATATTTGTTGATATATAATGCGGAAAACTAAAAATAATAGAAAACGCACTACTTTAGCTAAAATAAGACGTAAATTATATTCAAAAAGAAAAGGACGAGGAATTGGTGCTTCAAAAGTTAGTGATTGCTTGCCAAAATCGGAGACTACAACACTAGATGCAGTCTTTAGCGACAGAGGATTTAGTATTGGTTGTTATGATTTTCAAGACAAGGCCAAACAAGAATATAAACGGCATTTAAAATTGGCACTAGCTATTAATAAAAACTTGCTTGCACTATTAGACAAGGGATTAACAAATTTTAAAAAATTAAAAAGAAATGCTAGCCGAAATATTAGAGGAAATGCTAGCCAGACTGCTGACTATACAAAAGATAGAAAATATACTCAATTTGCTATTAATTATAATAATATGTTGTTAAATAAAATAACTTCACAACCAAATATAGATTATGATGGACTTCTTAAAACTATGAAAGCAAACCCAGACTGGGAGCTAGGAAGAATGGCACCAAAACGCGAAATATGGGAACGCGATTTTGCTTAATACTTTTAGAATAAATATTTATATAACTTAATATATATTTAGTGATTTTTTATTTTTATTTTTATTTTTATTTTTATTTTTATTTTTATATTGTTTTAATATATAAACAAATGCCAAGTTTTGGACTCAAGAGGAGAGGGAAGAAAAGGCGTGCGGCAGCAGCAGCAGAGGAAGAGCGTCTTTCGCGCTCAAATTCAGAGTATAGTTCTGATGATGAGACATCTGATCGCGAGAAAAGCAAAGAAACCATTCGCCACACAGTAAATCCGTATAGTCAAGCCAGCACTACTGGTCAGTCATGGAGTGAAAGAATATTTGGCAAAGGATTAATGCGTAGAGCTACAAGAAATAAAGGTTCAAAAAAGAGACGTGGTCGCGGCAAAAAAACTGCCAGACGTAGGCGTAGACATTAAATTATATACAATTTTTTTATTTTTATTTACTTAATACCAAAAATGCTTACATACGTAGTTCCACACATAGTCCGAAATGTGAAGTGCTTTGCCTTTGCTTTATTGATGCCCTCACGAAGTTCTAAAAATCGACGACTATTATCAACGTCTGAAATGAGATTGGCAAATTCGGGCAATTCAGAAATAGTTTTTACAACACAATGACTTGAAGAGGTCTTAACTGGAAGACGCGTAGGATAAACTTTTCCTAACGACATCGCACGAGGTGTAATAATTAGCATAAACAAAAACGCTAGGATATATTTCATAGTTTAGTTATGCTTTGTTTTGTTTATTTAAAAACTATTTCAATTTTATTTATGCATAGCATATTATTTAAAAAAAATTCACGAAACTTGGATTGACGAAACTTATTACCTAATTAGAGATTGCAAAAGGATTAGGATTCTGTTCTTTTTCGTCCTCCAAGTTAATCATATTCAATAGTTCATTTCTTTGTATATCATATTTTTTCTCAGCTTTATTATGAATCATAGTGTTTCGTATATCTCTAAGAAGATAAATAGTGCTTCCCATAGGACAGCAAAACCAACCCATGACGCATCTAAAATTAATAATTTTACGCTTGGGGATTTTGTTCGTTGGCTCCATTACTGCTTTGCTATTGCTATAATATAAGGGTGATTACCTATAAACTATTTCAATTTTATTTATGCACACCATTTTTATTTAAAAATTGATTTATTATTATACTAACTTTGTTTATAGTATAATAATAAACATAATGCCTTTCACAAAAGCAACCAAGTTTTTATATAGCAAGACACTATTTAATATGTTATTTTTAAATGAAGTGGGTCCGCTTGGGCGATGGAATCAAGAGCGATGTGCTATTAAATTAAACAAGAAAATAGATTTGGCAAATGAAGACAATTGTGGCCCATGTGGTGAATATATATTAACTTAATTAGATTTAACTAAGAAAAATAATACTAACATTTCTAGGGTTAGTCCATATTTAATTGCAGAGCACGAAGAACAAGAGCAAGTAAAAAATTAATCATTAAATAGCGAACTCAATTTTATATTTGCCTCATTATAATATTTTTTCCTATATTCTCTCATTGTTTCATCTTTAATATGTGTAGTTTTAAAATAATTATATGTTTTATTTTCTTGTAATAATTCTATTATAAAATATAACGCATACATTCCACATTGTCCATCTCCCATTTGATGTGTGAAACCTTCATTATTATCTGCTATTAATTTAATATTTAGATTATGTGCTTGGTTTACTATTCTAGCAATTAAAACCTTAATTTGTTTAGGTGTTTTATCCCCATTACTATCAAAATAAAAAATAAATTTTTTAGTTAAATCTAAAAATAATGCTATCCAATGTTGTCCTGGTTTATCATGAGGATCAGTATTAAATATTATGCCTATTTTACTAATTTTATTTCTCACATGTTCCTCTAAATTGAAATTACATAATTGCTCCCACACACAAGTTGAAAATAATTCTTTGGAATCAAAATCAATAGGTGATGGGCCAATAAACTTGAAATTGCTATTCGATTTTTCATATTGCTTCATTATTTTTATTATATCAACACTAGACAACCAAGTATTTGGTTTGTTAGACCAAGATTCAGGAGAGAAAGGTTTAAATATTTCTTTTACTAATAATTCACTATTATTAACTTTTCTTAATGAAGTATTTTTTAACCAGCATAATTCATCATAACACTGCTTATTTAATTTGTTCTTAAAAAACCCCCATATTTCTTTGCTATTATTTGTTACTATTTTATCACTATTATTAGCATTCCATACATTTTTAAATACTTGTAGGTTGCTCCTTGAATAGCAAGTGTAATCTTTTAATTCTTCGTCTATATTTTTTGTTTGATATGGCGAACATTTTAGTTTATTAAATTTACGAGTTGTTCTTTGTTTTCGTCTACGTAAACGCATTTTAATTGATGATTTTTTGAATGTTCTTGTAAATTTTTTATGTATATTGTTTTTAACATTAATCATTATAATTATAAATTTGCTAATTAATATATAATTATAAAAAAATTATTCCCTTTTTTGTGGAAGTATTTTTTTATTAAATTTATTAGATTTTCTTACAACGAACAAATCTAAATTTGGTATTTTTTTTGAAGTATCAGTAGTATACATACAATTAATTGTTTCAGTAGTTATATTAAAATCCCCAATTGTTTCATTATTTATGCTACTATTTGAGTACTCTTTTAGTTCGTCTTTTATTATGTTTTTCATTTTTTTTTGTTTTAAATGTAGTATCAAGTTCAATACATA